GTTTTGTCAAAGTGATGTTGAGGATTTTTACAACTCTTCTACCTTGTGTTCACTTATTGTTTGGATTGTGTGGTCGTATGTTGTAGCACCAACATAGTCGCCATCCCCATCACGCGCACGTTTTATTGCATCTTCTCTGCTATTAGCATAGACATGCACTTCCTGCCAGTGAACTTCTTTTAAGTATACTTTGAATGATTCCATCACCACCAACTGTTATACTCAACCTCGAAACCCTCGGCAAGTGCTTTCCTAGCTTTCCTGATAAACTCAAGAGTCTGCTCTTTCTGGTCTTCATCGCCCACACTGTCACGACCGAAAAAGAAACCTGTGGTCTGAGGCAAGTTGAAGGTCATGACATCCTGCTCCAGCTTATCCAAGTCTCTCTCTTCTAACCTAACAGCGACACCATTAAAGTCATCACTGCTCATCTCATACCCTTGGGGAGTTCGCCTATCTTCCCCTTGCCGTGTCCCCGAAGGTCTCGATCTGGAATTGTGCAGATTCTCCATCCAACCGTGCAAGGCGTTGTGCTTGCGCCAGTAGAAAAACTCTGTAGTTCTGACGGTTGAAGTCTTGGTGGTGGGCGCATACTTGCGCTTTACTTTATGTGCGTATTGGTCGAGTCCCATATTACTTTTTTGTTAGTGGTTTTACTGATACATTAGAGATGTCATCCCCAGTGAAGCGGACGATAAACTCAAGAGGTTGCTCAGAGATCAGATCCTTGGCAACGATTTCCCCGTCCTTGATGGACAGGCTAAAGCCACCATCTACGGCAGCGCATTCGAGATTCGAGAGAATCTGGTCTATTCTATTGATCATTGTTTAATGCGGTTTGGATATTCTTGATGGAGTCTTTTAGGTCCGACTTAGCAGACTCATCCTTGCAGAACATGGTAACAACACTTAGCTGACCTTGCACTCCTGATATATCCATCCGAAGGGCATTGTGCTTGTTGCGCTCAACCTCAAGTGCAGCTTCTGCTTTCATTAGTTTGGCTAGTGCCTCATCAACTGTCATGCTCGCATTATAGTAGGAATCGCAGACTACGCAACATTTTTTTCATTAAAAAATCATTTTTTAATCAACATTGCAGGTTAGAACAACAAATACCAAATAGCCAAATATTTGACTTGACAGCCTATAGTAAAAGATGCGGTTTTACATCTTAAGTCATAACCCTTTGAGTATCAACGAGTTACGAGGCAGCGGGGGGCCGCGCCTCATAACCCCTTGAGGCTTAGTGAGTTAGGAGGCCATGATCTCGAATTCCCAATCGGGATACGCCTCGACCGCCTCCTCGCGGGAAGCGAAAGCCATCGGGTGACCGTAAGGGGCATCACGGCGGTCCTCGCCACACCACACAAGGCAGTAGCCAGCGTGAACGCGACTAGGGCGCATCACCAAGAAAAACGGACGGGGGCGAGGGGTGGTATCAGTTACTGTCATGTGGGTATAGTAGCACAGCTGCGCCTAACCGCAAGCCCTAAATGCGTTTTTTATTTCTTTTTTTTACCCTCGTAACTGACTGAGCGTCAACGAGTTACGAGCTTGCGGGGGCCGCGCCCTCGTAAGTCCTTGAGTATCAACGAGTTACGACTTGTGATCTTGAGGCAACGGGTTAGCCCCGCCCCCCAAGCGGGGAACGGGGCCTCCCATGACAGCAACACCCTACAGACGGATGTCAAGATTTTTTTTACCTAGCCACGCACTTTTTTTTTGCTGGTAGGGATCGGCGCTACATCACAGCGCCAGTGAAAAAAGGCAGCGATGGGGGCGCATATCGTAGACCCCATCAGAGCGAACACCGTCAACCAGAGAACTAGACCCTCCTGATTCATGTAGTCGCCCACGTATTGCGTCTTGATGTAGTTGACTGCTGCTGCTGAACCACTGAACCACCAGATGAACCCAAGTATGATGAGGGAGATGGCTTGAGTGAACACGATGGCGGTGATGGTGAACTGTTTAAGGTATTGTAGTGTAAGTTTCATTTGATTATTTGTTGGTGATTACAGGGTATGTCTCAAGGGCTTCTTCGCGGGAGGTGAAGCCGAAGACCATTCCAGCTACGTGGTGCTCTGCGAAGTCAATGGCAAGAGTCTTGTTGGGAGTCCCGCCCACGACAAAGCGAGTCATCGTGTCATTGCGGCGAGACGCAGTGATTACGTAGTAGTTGTCTGTCGGGCGGGTCATGATATCGTCTGCTGTCATGTCGGTAGTATAGTTGATTCTGTTGTGGGCGCAAGCCCTAATCGCATTTTTTTCTCTTTTTTTAGCCCGTGGTCAGCGGGTTCCAGTCAAAGCGACCGTTGGCGATCTCAAGGGAAGGGCCATACTGTGATTCGTAGGCGGCTCGCTCACTAGGGAAAGTGATGAGCGTCTTCCACGCTCCCTTGCGGAAGGCGAGTGGGTTACGCATGATGCGCTCGGACTTGCGGAGGTTGTGGCTACCGCCAAAAACAACGGGATTTCCGATCTCACCTGTGAGGATTACATAGTAGGGGCGCTGGCCTTTCTTAACTGTCATGCGTGTAGTATATCACAGATTACGGTGGGCGCAAGCCCTAATCGCATAAAAAGTGATTTTTTTTTGCAGGGCAGGCAGGGTAGGGTTTTTTTAGAATATTGACTTTTTGACTTGACGCGCACAGCGCAGGGGGGTGGTGAATTCTATAAACAAGTAGGCACTCATTCAGTTATTCGTGTAAAAAAGAACATATATGTCATATAAATATAAAAACTCTTTTTTGTTGGGTCATATAGAACTTACAGAAAAACAGAGTCAATTCCATAAGATAATGAGGAACCCCGATACGAGGGTAGTATTTATTAGTGGACCAGCTGGGACGGCCAAGACATTTTTGTCAGTGTATACAGCAATATATAAACACAATCAAGACACTCTGCTTAAGATTCTGTATTTGAGGAGTTTAGTTGAGAGTGCGGAGAAGGGGATGGGTTTTCTGAAAGGCAGCATGGATGATAAATTTAATCCTTATATTGGTCCATTGGAAGATAAGTTGAGTGAACTTTTAAGTAGCCATGAGAGACATCAATTAGACCAGCGGGATGCGGTAGATGCGGCCCCGATTAACTTTCTAAGGGGTGCGACTTGGAAAGACAAGGTTGTTATAGTTGATGAGGCACAAAATATGACAGTAAGAGAACTAACAACAGTATTAACGCGAATCAGCACGAATACTACGTTGTTTGTATGCGGGGATACAATGCAGAGTGATATATACTCTACTGGGTTTAGTAAATTCTGCAAGGTGTTCGATGATGAGGAAAGCCGTTCATATGGCATTCATCATCTTAAGTTTACTAAAGATGACGTTATGAGAGATAAGATCATAAGTTACTTAGTAGATAAAATTGAAAAAAGCGATATAAATTAATAAAATTAGCCATGAACAAACTTTTTTGTGTATCATGTGGATTTAAAATCTTGTATGAGGTGACGAAGCCAAAATTTTGCCCAAGTTGTGGGCAAAGTGTGGATTCGATATCTACCTCTTCTCAAAAACAAGAGCCTGAAGAGGAAAGTGAATTGAGTATAGACTTAAATAAGTTGAAGAGGGGGATTGTGGCAGAAGTGTCCAATCAGAAAACTAATTTAGGACAACTTTGGAGTTCCGTTACTTCTTCAGAGGCAAATATGCCTAGAGATGATTATAAGCGGCCAGCATCTAAAGATCCAGATGGTCAAGCTCTGTTAGACAAAACTATTCAGGATTGTGCTTCATCTCGTATGAGAGATATTGATGAGTCATAATTTTGACAGTCAACGTGATGATCTAGAAGAACTTCTAAAAAAATATAGACCTAAGTGGCAATTAAGTGCCTTGGCGTGGATGGACTATGATGATGTCTGTCAAATAATACGCTTACATATATTTAAGAAGTGGCATCTTTGGGATCAGTCTCGACCATTTAAGCCTTGGGCTTCGATGATTATATCAAATCAGATAAAGAATCTGATTCGTAATAATTATTCTAGTTTTGCCAAGCCTTGTTTGAGATGTCCTCATAATATGGGGGCGACATTTTGTGATTATACAAAAAGTGAAGAACAAGATGAAACTTGTGAAGAATTTGCCAAGTGGAAGAAGAAAAAAGAAAAAGCTTACAATTTAAAGTTACCACTTGCTTTAGAGGAGGGAGTATCGACGGGAACTGCGACAATAAAGGATTTTGTAGATTATAAGGGTTCTTCAATGAAGTTACATAATCTGGTGATGAATCAGTTAAACGAGAAGCACAAGAAGATATATTTTATGTTATACATCGAAAACATTGATGAAAATGATATTGCAAAGAAATTTGGGTTTAAACCTGACTCCTCCAAGAGAAAAAAACCGAGATACAAACAAATGGCAAATTTAAAAAAGAAATTTTATACAATTGCCCTTAAGATAATTAGGGATAACGATATATTATGAGTGATTTTGAGTTAACAGAGGATCAAAAGCAAGAAATTGCCGATGAGTTCGATAAAAATCCAGATTTGAAGCACATTACGCAAACTGTGTTTAAAAATTCGTCGTTAGACGGCAGATCTAAAGAAGGAAGAGCTGTTAGAGCATTTTTAATTAAAAATAATTTAGATTTTACTACTACTTTAGCGACAAGAGTCGAAGAAATTGATCTAACACCCGAGCAGAAACAATTTTTGATGGGCAACAACGTAGAGCGTGGCATGAACGCTCTAGAGATTACGAGGCTAACATTTAAAGACAGAGATATACAACCCCTTACTCAACAGCATAGGACCGTAATGGAGTTCCTACGTCGATACAGGCCCGAGATAGTTGATGACAATGAAATGATAACCAACGACAAGTGGTCGCCTCCCAAATCGCTTTCTAGAGCCATTAAGAAGGTAAATGACTGGGCTGGTCAAACCTTTGATGAAATAACAATTCAGACAAAACAAAAAAAGATGTGTGAGAAGTTGCTCTTCTACCTGAAGAGTCCGAGGTTCGTGCATTTTATAAATCAATACTCAATTATAGCTGACAGAGATTTATTTGAGAGTGAGTTTGTTAGAACAATCTGGGACAAGCCTGATTTGACTAATGATGAGTTAAATTTGTATATTACTGTCTGCACAAACTACGTTAGACAGAAACATATTCAACAAAGAATAGACAGGCTCAACACAATGCTCAACGACACTGATAATGAGCGTGATATGACATTGCGTCTTACTGAGCTTATAAAGGTCACCAGCGAGGAGCTGAACCAATGTGAGAAGAGAATCGAATCTTTGACTAAAGACCTCAACGGAAGCCGTCAGGCGCGTTTAAAGGCAAGAGGAGAGCAGAACGGGAGTATCGCTGCGTTAGTTGAAGCATTCCAAGAAAAGGAAGAGCGTGATCGCATGATAATGATGGCAGAAATGCAGAACAAGCTCATTGAGGAAGAAGCTGACCGTCTTGAGTCTATGGACGAATACAAAGCTCGTATTTTGGGAATATCTAAAAAGGAAGTGCTGTAATGGAGTTTACTTGTTTAGAATGTGGTAAACAGTTTGATAACAAGCGTAGTTTCCACGCTCACCTAAAAGCACACGCGCTTACGATAGGTGATTACTATGTTAAACATTATAACAAGAAGGATTTATATACTGGTGAAAAACTTGCTTTCAAATCTTATGATAGGTATTTTAGGGATGACTTTAATAGTCACCGTAATTTTAAGCTCTGGATTGACGAGTCTCCAAGAGAGGATGTCAAAACATACATACAGGCGAAAGCGCAAGAAAAGTTTGAGCTAAAAGAAATAAAGGTATCGCCCCCGAACCTTTATTATGATTTGTGCAATATGGCGAATATCGCCGACTACAAGAAGGTTTGGGGTTCTTATGCTAGTTTCTTGGATGACATTGGAGTAGAGAATTACTTTAAGTCAAATCTACCAAAAGATTTCTGGAAGTATGATTATTCTACCATTCCTCTGTTTACAGACACCAGAGAGAAGGCTCCTCTGAAGTTCAAGGACTCTGTTACCAATAAATTAGACTTTGGCGATTATACAGCCAGAGGTGACCTATATACAAAAACATTTGTTGACCGCAAGTCACAGGATGACTTCAGGCAAACCTTTGGCAAGGACATTGAGAGGTTTAGGAGAGAGATGGACCGTTGTGTTCAATTTGGGTCATATATGTTTGTTGTAGTAGAGACAACTATAGACAAACTAGAAACAGACAATAAGACTTCCAAGTTTAAGTCTAATCTTGGTTATCTATGGCATAACATAAGAAGTTTAATTATAGATTACCCCAAAAACATACAAATCATATTTGCACACAACAGATCGGGTGCGAAGAAGATTATACCGCGAATCTTATATCATGGCGATAAGCTATGGGATGTTGATTTACAATTTTTTATAAACGATAGAATAAATGTCTTGGACAAAAGGAAAACAAGGATATCGTCTTGAGCATTCTTCTCAAGAGCTTAACGATTTTCTGAAAGAGATTGATGGCGCTATCAAAGAAGAAGAAGCGAAGTATTTGCTATACAAATTCTTACGCAACAACATCGCATTTACTTCTGAGCTATTCTTAGGAGTTAAGCTATTCCCTTTTCAAGCGATGGCTATCAAGGGTATGATGGTATCAGACTATTCCATGTTCGTTTTCTCGCGTGGTATGTCTAAGACGTTCTCTACCGCGATCTATGTCCTACTAGAGTGTCTACTCAATCCTAATTCAAATATAGGTGTTATTGCAGGTAGCTTTAGGCAATCAAAGCAAATCTTCCAAAAGATGGAGGATATTGTTAGTAAGCCCGAAGCCAGCCTAATTAAAGAGTGTGGATTTAAAATACAGAAGGGAACTGACCAATGGACATTAACTTTAGGCAAAGCTAGGGCGATAGCTCTGCCGTTAGCTAACGGTGAGAGGTTGCGTGGATTTCGATTTAACAGAATTGTCTTGGATGAGTTTTTGACAATCCCTGAAAAGATTTTCAATGAAGTTATCATACCTTTCCTTGGTGTGGTAGAGAATCCTATCGAAAGGGAAGAGTTGTATAATTTAGAATCCAAATTAATCGACAAAGGCGAGATGACAGAAAAGGACAGATATATCTGGCCTAACAACAAGTTAATAATTCTTTCATCTCCATCCTTTAAGTTTGAGTATATGTATAAACTCTATAAAAAATATGTAGACTTAATAGATGGCCTAACAGTCAAGGAAGGTTCGGGAGAAGAGGAGGACGACTTTAAAGATGATGCTTATAGACTGATTATGCAGTTAAGTTATGACTGCGCTCCTCCAAGGCTATATGATCAAAATCTGCTTAAACAAGCTAAGGCTACCATGAGTGAGATGCAGTTCAAAAGAGAATTTGGCGCACAATTCATAGATGAGAGTGATGGGTATTTCAGATTATCAAAAATGGCAGCTTGCACAATCCCTGATGGAGAGTTTCCTGCTGTTGAGGTTGTAGGCAACCCTAGTGACGAATATCTTCTTGCTTTTGACCCCAACTGGGCTGGTAACACAAGTGCTGACCATTTTGCCATGCATGTGTTTAAGATAGATCGAGACAGTCAAAAGATCTGCTTAGTTCATAGCTATGCAATAGCAGGTGTGTCTCTAAAGCAACATATGGAATATTTCTTATACTTAATACAACATTTTAATATTGTCGGTATATGCGGTGACTACAACGGAGGAGTTCAGTTTATAAACTCTTGCAACGAGAGTGCTTTGTTTAAAGAGAATGATATTAAAATTGGAGTAATTGATGTTGATTTAGAAAAACCAGAGAACTGGCACTCTGATATTTTAAGTTTTAAAAATCAATACAATGTAAGAGAAAAGAATTACTGCATACTAAGGAAACCTACATCCAACTGGATAAGAAATGCTAATGAGATGCTTCAAGCGGCAATAGACCACAAAAGAATTTTATTTGCTTCTAGAGCTATAGACTCTCACTTTGATTCACAGAGAAAAAAGAATTTACCAATAGAAAAACTAAAATGGGACATAAAGGCACCAAAAGCCTCAAAAGGTGCGATGATGATTGACCTGATTGATCACCAAAAGTCAATTGTAGAATTAACAAAAGCAGAATGTGCTAATATTGAAGTAATAGCTAACCCGCAGGGTTCTCAGTCCTTTAACTTACCTCAAAATTTAAAAAGACAAAAAGGACCAAACAGGGCGCGAAAAGACTCTTATTCAGCACTGGTTTTAGGGAATTGGTTCGCCAAGGTTTATTTCGATGCTGAGAACGCTACTCCAGAGAAGAGGGCCGATACAACATTTGTTCCATTTGCGATTTGAAAAGTTTAAAAGTAACTTTTATAACTTTAGTGTAAACTTTGATATGCCTCGGAAATATACCAAACGATCAGAATATTGGGCCAAGTTCAAGAAAAAGGAACAACCCATAGAAAATTTAGTAAATGCTCAAGATGAAGAGTCCTCTCCACAGTTGATAGGGGAT